TGCCCCCACGCCTTTCCGCCAGAGACGTTGACGGTGGCATTGCCAAGAGCAATCAGCGTCTGCTCGGCGGCGCATTCATGCTCGCCAGATTTAACAATATGATGTTTCGCCCACGCTTTCAGTGCCTTGCGGCAAGCGATTTCCGCGTCTTTGGCGTTATACCAGTCTGGGCATTCGTGTTGGTCGGTTTTGTATATCCACTTTTTGAGCGGCAAAGAATAGTCGCCATCGGGCGGCACAATTTCAACCCTGACAAAATCACCGCCGCGCATAGAATCATCCAGTTTGTTCTCTGTTATTATCAACTCATGTGAGTCGCCGAGTTTCGAAAACAAAACCCGCTCTCTGGTTACAATGAATGAAGCAGGTTGGCACATTTCACTTCACCCCCTTTTTTGCCGCATAATCCAGCATAAACGCCAAAACCTTTTCTTGCCGCCATTTGGTCTTTGCGTCTGCCACGCCCGACCGCTTGCACATTGATTCAACCACCTTCTCAACGCCCATGCTGCCACCCATGAGTTGCTTGCTTATTTTTTCAGCGATTTGAACGATTTGGGTTTCAAGCGGCGTGATTTCTTGCGGCTCTTCGTCATCGCCAAACGGCAGGTCATCCACCGTTTCGCCCTCCATGATTGGCGGCTCTTGCTCTTTCGGCGTTTCGGCAACAGGCGCAGGCGCAATCGGCGCAACCGAAATCGGCTTGCTGGTGTCCATCGGCGTGCCGTCAAACGGATCCATTTCAACGGCAGGCGCAGGAGCAGGAGCGGATTCAATGTTTTTCGGCTCGTTAAAATCAATGTCGGCGTCCGCCTCTTTGATTGCCACGCCCTTGATAATGTCTGGAAATTGCTGGTGTAGGCAACGGCTCAACGTGCGATAATAAAGCATGTCTTTTGGCATTTTTTCCCACGCAACGCCACTGCTCCATAGTTTAGCGTTCACGGCATCTTGAACCGAAAACTTGAACGTTCTTTTGCCCTTGAAATCCGCCCTCTCGGCAGTGATAACGCAGGTGAGATTTTTTTCCTGCATCATGGGAGGCGTCATGTCGGCAGGGATGTCATCGCTCACTGTTGGCTTTTCGCCCTTGCGCCCCCACTCCCATTGAACAGTAAATTCTTTGACCCTGCCGCTCGCAAGAACCAAAGCCATTGCCCCCTCGCCCATGATTCCCGCCCTTCCACGAACAGGATAAATCACTTGTAAAGCCTGCATTGGCGAAAGCCCGATTTCCGCCCCGCACTGAACCGCCATTACAACCTGCTCCGGCGTTTTATAGCATTGCGGAATCCAGCCGCCGTCTTGCGTCCCCTTTTGGCTTGCGATTGCATATTGGGCGAATTTATACATATCGCCCAGCGAGGCAAGCGTTAGCCCCTTATTACCCGCAACCACCAACTCCTTTGATTCAGTCATTTTGCCCCTCCTTTTTTTCGCGGTCAAACGCGGCAAATATTTTGCTCAACCCAAAATCAGCCATCAGCATCAGCGCAGTTTCAGCCGTTGCTTTGGGCTTTTCATCTTCTGTTTCGTTTCCCTTTTCCATCATTCGCCTCCTTTATTACAGACTCTAATTCGTCAACCCTCGATTTCCCCCACACCCCAGCCGCCATAAGCCTGTCTCGGTTTGCGTCAAGATATTTCTGCAACTCATCCAGAACCTTCGGGCTTTTGGCAATTGTTTCTTTCGTCAGCGGAAACCCCTGCCATGTGATTTTTTCAGTCAACATAAACCTCCTGCGTATATTTATCGAAGAACACGTCCGCGTCAATAAGCGGAAACAAAACAGGTCTTACGCGCTCCAAGACGCAAAAAGACGTTGCCTCGGATTTCTTGACCGCCCTCCACCAACGATAGGCTGTTTGAATTGTAATGTTAGCGTTTCGCGCCAAAGCCTTAACAGGACTTATCGGCGGGCGATAGCCGTCTGCCACCAACTCGTTAAACAAAACCCGATATTTCGGAACTACCAAACTCATTCAAATCACCTCCAATCGCAATTTATGGTTTAGGACATCGCACAGAATGTTTTTGGAATGCAAGAAAAAAATGCAAATATTTTATTACAAAAACAAGCAAGCGGGGGCGTGATACAATATGTAGTATCTTGCTCCCGCTATAATACAATATGTTATATCAGGCGGCGTTAAAAATTTATGTCAAGGTCAAACGGCTCGGATTCTTTTGATTGCGCTGGGGGAGTTGCGCCTGCGTTTGTTTTCGGTTTTGGCGGAGCGTAAAAAAGAATGATATAAACATATTGAAAATGCTTTATAATTGACATGTGAAAAATAACAAACTGATAACCAGTGCGGAAATGCGCACAACCAAACAGTTTGTATTGCAAAATGCTTTAAAATTGACTTTATTTTATAATTTAATAAACCCAAAAATCAACCCGTTTTTTACGCAAATCAACCCAAATAATGCCCCTAATTACTATAAAACACAAAAAAAACTGGGGGGCGCCCCCTATTGAGAACGCCCCCTTTACTCCATCCACACATCGCTTACTAATTAGGCGCTATACCCTATATATACACCTCCACAGCCAGCAATCTGGCATATTGATCCTGCCCCGTATCTGTGACATAAACCCTCAAATACCTCACAGACTCAGCAGGCGAAAACAGACAATGCAAATAACTCATACGCCCGGGATTGCTGAACGTATAAATCGTGCTCCATGGACCCGCCATAGCCGCAGCCTTCTGAATCAACCCGCCCCGCACATTAAACCTCACATCATCCCTCAAATACCCCTCAAATTTAAGCGTAACGCCATTTATAGATAAATCAGCGCCCAAATCCAGCGCCAGCCAGTGCCCCGATCCGGCGCCGCTAACCCACTTCTCTGTGAGTGAGACACTCCCGCGATAAACGTTTAAACCTGCAAATCCCAGCCCATAAACCCCGCTCGCCGCCCATCCAACCGCATCAATCGCCGCATTCGCCCCAGTAGGCTCCAATCGGCTCGGCAATGCCTCCACAGCCGCCAAAACAGCCGCCTGAGCCTGATAGATCGCCCTCAATTGCGTATAATCCGAATACCGATATGGATTCATCCCAACCTGATCCCATGACTCGAAATCGTCAAAATTATACGCCTGTGACTGATAACCCCACTGCATAAACCCCCGCGCGCCCAGATTAAACCACTTAGTCACCTGCGCCTGAGTATTCGTCACCCGATTCCCATACATCTCACGCCAACCGAACTCCTCAATCACCAAAGGCTTCTGAACACGGCTCCATACCACATCATCAACCGCATAAGCCATCGGATGAAGGTCATCCGCCCCGGAATAGATGTGGCGCGTGATAAAATCAATATTATCATCCTCATAAAGCGCCTGAGCCTCGGAAAACCCGATTTTAAGGTCATCGCAACTCAAAAATCCCGTTGTCACCATGTGATCCGAGTCAATCGCCTTAATCCGAGCCGCCATATCCGCCGTGAACGCTATAATCGCGTCATGATCGTCATGGCAACTCAACTCATTACCCAATTCCCAGGCAAACACCCCATTATGGGCTTTATATGCCGTCACAGCCGCTTCAACCCATGGCGCATAATTAGTCAAATACCCGCCATTATACCACGTATCATCAAGCACATTCAGACCGTTATATTGATTTAAATAATAAGCCTCGTCCCCGGCTGGACAAAATCCCGTAGGATGCTGATCCGTAAAGCATATGATCCCCTTCAATCCCTTCGCGTCCAGCGCGTCCAGCAGCGATCCCAGCCGCGCCACATTCGTCACCGCCGACTGATACTTGTTCCCCGCATAGAAGCGGATCACCTTCACACCCATCGCCGCCGCCGCCGTCAAATTCTCCGCTATCATCGCAGAAGACGACCTCGGAAGAATATCCCCGCCCCCAAAATGGCAAAGCCCCCGGATATTCACCCCAATAAAGCGGAACCGGTTCCCGCCATTGCTGAACTCACTCCCATGCCTCACAATCACAGCCATTTATTATCCTTTACCCGTCCATTATGGCAGCGTGATAACTGTCCGCTCAGGATCAAAATAAATCACCTTCGCCGCTGTCGCATATCCAATATTCCGTACCCGAACGAACTAATACACCCGCTTTGATGTCTCTATGCCGAATGAGTATAACCGCACGCCAACGGGATTATCAACGACGCTCTCGACCTCAATTGAATAGCTGTAATTCGCCTGCATGGTTTCATCGGCAAAATCGTAAGTGTTGATGTTTATATTTAAGTCACCCGCAGAATCTATGTATGATTGCTGCGCCCCCACAACCGTCCACGCGTCATTATACGCCGTCTCATCGCGTTTTACAAGCCGAACTTTAATGCCGTTATCTTGTGCGTTTGCGCACCATTTCACCCGCAGACGTGTCAGAATCGTCCCCGCCTCATAAGGAATGGGGAAATAAACTCTTTGCCCATAATCATCTGATAATAAATAATTATAGAAATAACATCCTCCGTCATCGCCGTATCCCGGCGACCATCCTACATTTCGACCTCTGTTTCCGTCCCACACCACAGCCGCCCCGCACGCTGCCACAGCTGCCCAATCCTTCCATTTCGTCTCTGTGTTATTTAATCCATTAGCATCAAAGGCATCATCGGTCTTCAACGTGTTTGCCGACGGGCGATAAAGGTTTGTATCTAAAATATAATCACCCAAACCCATATCGTAATACCCAAAATAAAGTTTTCCGTCTTTGGCGTCGTATTTTATTGTATCCTCAAACGCAGATTTAGAATAAAACACAACATCCCCGGAAAATCCTGAATTTCCGTCAACTCCTATTCCGTTCACTCTTAAATCTCCGCCAATATCGGTTGTTCCTGTTTTAAGCGGTTTGCATTGGCTTGAATAAACCGCATTCAATCCATAATTCCCGCCGATGAATGTGGTAGGATTACTTACGCCATCCTCATGATAAACCGCCCTTGAACCATGATTTGCATCCATGTAATTATTTGTAAAATAACACAGGGGCGTATTGTCCTGAATATGCAACGCCCCACTATCCGCGTGAATGGCATAAAATCTACATCCGTCAATTACCGTCTTATATGTCCCAGTGCTGTCCGTCAGATAAATACTCCCCGCCGCTCTTGTATGATGCTGATAAAAATCACAATCATACGCATAAACATTTGCCTTCCAAATGCTCAAAATATCAAACCCACCGTCTATCAGGCATCCCTGAAGCGTCAATGTGCTTTTGGGATAAGCAAATATTGTATCTTGATACCCATAAAAAGCGCAATTATAAATTTTTACCTCTGTTGTATGTGTCCCTGATCCCGACGTCACCCCAACCGATAACGCCTCCTGTGCCGTTCCGGCGCCCCATGCCGCTGTATTTTTAATAGTAAGATTTGATAAAACAATACCGGATAAATCAGCAGAGTCATTCAATCCAATTTTAACGGTCATTAAGTCCCCACCGACGCCCGACGAGGCGCGGGATATAATGCACTTTTCTCTATCAACGCCTACAATGGAAATATCCGATTTCTCAACGCTGACCTGCTCCGCATACGTCCCCGGATACACCAGCACCGTCATCCCCGCGGTCGCCGCATTTACCGCTGCCTGTATTGTTGTATAATCCCCGCCCGACTTCGCCACAACCAGCGTATTCCCCTTCGGTTTCCCGTGAATCGCCCCGTCTGCCACATGCGCCCCGATTGTCGCATTGCTCCCAACATCCCCGCTGATCGGCAGCGAATTGATGTAAGTCGCGCCGGTTCCGCTGTTGCTGCTGCCTAATTTGCTGTAAAGTCGCGTGCTGTTGTAATATTGAGGATGATCGTCACCGGAAAGCCCAGTCAAACCGCTATGCGCCCCAGGCGATGCCGAATTGATCAATTCCGCCAACGTTACCTCACCGCCGCTCGCGCTGTCGGCAAACACCAGATACCCGCTCGTATCCCGCTTGATGTAAACCGTCTCATCGCTCAGATATGTGTCCGGATCCGCCAAATCAATAATATGCGTCTCAATCTGCCCAAAGCATATTGATGCAATAATCGCAATAATCCCGATCATTGCCCTCATTGTCCATCGTCCATTGTCCATTGTCCATTTCCCGTCCATATCGTCCACCTCGTCCATTTTTATTAAAACATTATTTAATGCCGTTCGACTTCAACTTCCCCTTAAACCTCCAAACCCCCGGATATCCAGCCTCGCCAAACTCGATATACTCGAAATATGCCGCCACGTCCTTCCCATTCGGACTCAAATAAATCGCTGACCCGTCCGGCGGCAAATACACATAATCGTCAATTTCCATGTCAATCGGCTGATTAAACTTCGCCGTACTCCCATAAAGCACCGCCCCCCACTCCGGATATGACGCATACGGATAATGATCCCTGTCCAGCAAGCCTCCCCACAAAATCAACGGGCACTTATACCCATCCCCATAATATGTTATCAAACTCACATGATGCCCAGGCGGATTCTCGTTCTCCTGGCTCATGATCCCACGATAAAGCCAATCATATTCGTCGCCGCTCCATGGGATAAACCCGCCCATCCCAACCTTCGCCCGACCCCTCACCGTAAAGTTCCCGTCTATGTCCAAGATCGCCGTCAACCGTCCATCCACATAAAACCTCATCCACCTGCCGCCGCGATCCGCCTCAACCCTCGCCCCGCTCACGCTGCCCAGTTTGATAGTGTCCCACACCGCAACCCCAGCCTGTATCCGATCCGCCCCAGCCACCCGAAGCATCACAACCTCGCCCAGATTATGCTCCAACCCGCTCCGCTCATGCGTCAACTCCACAATATCGCCCAACTCCAGATGTATCCAGTTGAGCGGAAGCGTCATCTTAATAACCGAATACTTCCACGCCCCGTAAGCCAGCAAACTCTCCCCGATCCACTTCGCCGTCGCATTATTATCACCATGCCAGTATCCGTCATAAGTCTCACGCCTCACACCCCACGGCAACTTCTGGCTTGCCAGATCATCAAACTCCCTAACCCTCCGGAAATTCCCGTTCCTCGGACTCCGGTTAAAGTATAACGCCAACTGATTGAATAACTGATCCGTCCCGCTCCTGACCTTTTCAAGCGATTTCTCAGCAAAATAGGAGGCGGTTATCTCCCCAACCGAATCATCCTGATCATACGCCCAGTCCCGCAGCTTCAGATAATACTGCGTCCCCTCAAATATCAACCTCATATTCGTGTCAGTCAATAACTGCTGTATCAACTCCCGCGCCGTTATCTGGCTCCCAATATGCCGCGCAACTCGCGGACAATAATTCCCCACAACCGCTTTCACAGCATCAAAAGACTCCTGATTAATCGTACCTATCGGTATCAGCGCGTCATCAGTCATCAAATGATAAAGCACATCAACCGGATGCTCATATAACTCTCCGGCAAATGTCCGCCCCGCTACGTCCGCAATCAAATCATCCGATATCTCCAATGTAAATGGCTGATAATCCACCTCCAACCACAGCCGATATATATAAATCTCCGTATTATCATCCATCGGCGCGTTATACATCCCGATCTGTATCATCGGACGCGCCCCGAATATACCCCAGCCCTGCACATCATGAAGCGCCTCGCCCCAATATTTTGCAAAATACGTCAAATCCGCATACATTGTTATCCTGCTGGTGCTGGTCTCCCCGCCTACATTCTCCTTCGATGTCTTCGCCTTCTCCTTCTTCTGCCCCAGATCCGTATCCTGTCCCTTGATATAATATTTATGCTCCACATCCAAAAACGAATCCAAATGCACCCAGTAGCCCGCTGTGTATTTGCCGTCAACGCGGAAACTTATTTGATTATTCCGCAACTGCTCGAATGTGATCTCGCCAACATCAGCCGTTGTAATCTCAAAGACCTTTTCTTCGGGAACCGCAAACGTTGACCAGCCTTTTGTATAAAACTTTCCGTTTGGCAGCGAGATTTTCGCCACCATCGAAGTGATATACCCATCAACCAGTATCCTCCACCGCAACTTCTTGATAACATGCGCCCCGTCCTGGACATTTATATCCTTAAATGAAAAGTTCTCAAAGAACGTCCCGTTCACCTGATCCCCGTTGCTGTCATCCTCATTATAATGTATAGGGGCAACATCCGGCTCCACGTCAAACAACGGCTTGGTCGAATCTATCGTCCAGTCGCTCTGCTCCTGATGCTCATGCTCGTCCACAACCAGATTATTATCCACAGGATCCGGCTTCTTTAAACTCCCGCTCGTCTGCGCATCGCCATTCTCCGATAACTGCACAAACCAGTATGGCCACGTGTTCCCCTTCCACAACCCGCTGCATTGATACTCAATCCCCAATCTCATCTTTTTGAATCGCCCATACTTCGCTAAACCGGTATCCGCCAATACACCCTCCAGCGAATACCCTATCACCTGCCTGTTCTTCGTCAACTTCGTGTACTGCGTCACCTCGTCCGATGTAATGCAGTTCATTGCATCCGCATTCCCGTCATCCGTCCTCCACTCCCACTCATAATCAGGTCCCTCTCCGGTTAATACCTCCTCTTTTATGCCCTCGATTACTAATTTATCCGATCCAGGCTGCCATCGCCGCGCCTTCGGGCGCTTGAACATCCTCAATATCGTAATATCCCTGCCCGATGCCTGCGTATTATCTACCTCATAATCATCCTCATCAACCGGCGTGTCCTCGCCAACCCGGACATTGCTCACACCTTTGCATATATCATCGGACACTATAAAATCATAATGCTCCGCCTGTTCATAAACAGTCGTCCCGTCCGAATGCTCCACCGCAACCGTGCCATTCACAGCCCTGTCGCAAGGCTTCGCCGTAGTCCCATACGTGTTCAAAACCCTGTCAATCTCATAATATCGTATTTGCTCGTCATCAATCTCTAATATGGCGCCGCCGCTCGGAGCATCTGCAAATCCGCTTACATCCTCAACAGGCACAACTCGATCATCCACAAGCAAATGCCCGCTCAATACCGTCTTCCCGCCCAAACTCACCGGAATCAACGGGCAATCCGACACCTCCCCAAATATCCTCGGGATAATCTGTCCATAACTCTCATGCGGAGCGTCTGGAAAATCCGCATCCCTCACCTCAATTAATATCTTGTTATTCCCATATACTCCGGCATAATCTACACATCGCACATTCACCGTCTCGCTCGTCACGGTGTAAGAATCTATGACATAAGTATGTAGCCAGATAATGTCCGATTCCTCCAACGCCCATCCCGGTTGCATAAATATGCAACCGAAACGAACCTCGCTACCGTCGCATACCCGCGATTCCACTAAATCGCTGAAGCGGACAGCATCCTCCGGCAAACTCCTAACCGTAAAATCAAATCCGCTTGAACTTCCCATCGCGTCCGTCAAATCCACCCCAGCGGGAATAACCTTTGTCCCGTCCCCAAACCTTATCAGCTTTGCCTCATACTCATATACCCCAATCGTCACCTCTCGATTGGAAAGCCTCACAATATCCGCCCCGGGCAAATAAATCTCAACCAGCCAGGCTACCGATTTCCCAGCATTCCCTCGCAGCGCGTCCTGTATTATGCTCAAACTTCTCATATCTTAATGTCCATCTTACACATAAATCACCGATAAAGCAATAAACTGCAAACTCAAACTCTTTACACCGGATTTCAAAGTTTTAAATAAATAATCCTCATTCAATACACGTATCTGATCCACGTTTATCGTGTCAAACTGCGCATTATGAAACGCCAACACAACATCATTTAAACCCCAGTTCAGCCCCGCCGCGTCCTGCAAAAATAACCGCCACGCCAGCCAGGTAGCGTCATCCAGCCCAGCCCAGTTTATCGTCATGATCTCCTTCTCGCCTTTGATCTGCGTCCTGAATATCTCCGATGCGTTACTCTCGAAATTCACCACGCCCGTCTGGATGTCCGCCTCCTGCGATACATAATCGCAGTTGAAATAAACATATTTCGCCGGAACTACCGCATAATGCGCCGTGTAAGTGCTCGTCACAGGATACGCCACAACAATATTAGCCGAACTCGCCGACTGCACCTTCCCACACCAGGACACATGATCATTGTCATCATCCATCACAAACACAGGCTGACCCGCCGTAAAATAACTATTCGCATTGGTTATCGGAATAGTCGTCGCCCCGCTCGCCAAACTACCGCCCGATCCCGCGCGCCTCACCGCCTCGCCCCTTGCCAATATCGGCTTATAAAATATCCCCATTTTTTTCCCTGTTCTTATTTTCGTAATTCATAATTTTAAATTGCAAACTCCGGTCCCAACCGCCCAAGCCCGCGCCCAAGCCTCTCCTCGTCCCTCAATACCCTCTGTATCTCCCGCGCCAACTCCCTCGGATCCTTGTCATATCCGTTAATATTGATGTTTATTGATCCCCCCATTTGTAATTCCCCATTCGTCATTCGTCCTGCCGTCTCCTTAGGCAGGACGATCTCCCCAGGCTCCAGCATCGCCGGAACCCTGTCCCCGCCGCCATATCCCCCCGGAACAATACCGCCCTGCGAATACCCCGCAAATCCCAGATCATCGCTGCTCAAATAAGCATCTGGACTCTTGAACTTGTCCGGATTAAACGGCGTAGCCAGCAATTCCGTTAAAGGATTTTGACTCCACACATCCCATATTAATGACATCAGATTGCTGCCGATAAATACAGCCGCCTCACGCAAATATGGCAGCAAATCATTCAATCCGTCCCTCATCCAACTCCCGAACATCTCGCCAAAATTATTCCCGCCTCTTAAATAATTATCTAAATCATCCAAAACACGCCCCGCTATATTCTCAGTCCATTCCCCGATTTTCACAATCAACCGCGCCCCGGGTCCCTCCGCATAGATCTTCGCCATGCCCTCCTCAGCCGTCATCTTCCCCTCTGCCACTGCCTCATTGATCGCCGCCTGCTCCTCGTCCGATACCCCGCCCGCGATAAACCGGCTGATTGCCTCCTTCAACTTCGCCCCTATCTCAGGAAATCGGCTTGTCAAATTCTCATTAATAACTTCCAGCAATTCCCCAAGATACTCATTCACCGGCGCCCCGATCTCCATCATCATATTCCTGAATCGGTAAAATAAATCATTCCACCGCTCGATGGTCGTGTTCTCCACCGTCTCAAACGCCTGATCCACCGCCCCCGCGCTTGCTTGCAAATTCCCCAGCGCCTCATTAAAGGACGCCCCAGCGTCCTGTCCCAATATCGCAAGCATCAAACTGAGTTCGCTCGCGCTCCCAGCCAACTTCTCGAGATTCTCCGGTCCTACCTGCGTCAAAAACTTTACCAGACCGCCCTCGGCTATCATCTTTCCCGCAGATTCGGCGGATAATCCCATGCCCTCAAGCGCCTTCGCCGTCTCTCCTGTCGGTCTCAATAGATTCTCCAACATGCTCTGCATCGCAGACATAACATTCCGCATCTTCATTCCGCGATCCGTCCCAGTCTCAAAGACGGCTATCATCTCCTCATAACTTATACCCAGTTCAGAGGCAATCGGCGCCAATACACCCATCGCCGCCGATAACTCCCCAACTGCCACCTTGCCCGACCTCTGCGCAACCGCAAACTTGTCCGCAACATCCGCCGCCGCGCTCGCGTCCAAACGATACGCCGTTATCGTGTCCGCAAGACCGTTCACAACTGTCGTCAATTCCTCGCCGCTTGCCCCAGCCAACTTGCTCGAAGTCTTAATAAAATCTATTAGATTGTCTTCAGGTATTCCCCTCCGCAGCGCCTCCGATGCCGCTTCAACCATCTCAGGCAGGCTCTCGCCCAACTCATTCGATACATCCAACAAACCCGCGCGGATACCCCCAAGATTCTCTACGCCCTTCGCCCCTATCTTCGCCAAAGCATTCTCGAAAAGCGCCGCGTCCTTAACGCCCGTCTTGAACTCCCCAGCCACAGCCTTTACGCCCGCCACAACCTTATCCAATGCCGCCTTCGCCGTGTCCAATATCGCCCGCGAAATAGCCTGCCCGACGCCCTGCCATATACCCTCCATCACCGAGGCGCTACGCTTCGTCTGACCCTCAATGCCGGTCATACCTTCCTTGAACTTCTCCGTCTCGGCGTCTATCACCGCAACTATCTTTACCTTTTTCTCTCCCATGTCCCTCTCCCGTCCATTAAGTCCATGCCGTCCATGCCGTCCATTGTCTTATAAAAAAAACGGCGGCAAATCCGCCGCCGCTTAAAAAAACTTCTCCATAATCATTATATTAATTCGTGCAGCGGTTTGCTTGCTCTTCTCTCGGTCTTCCTTCTCCCGTTCACTCATCCCGACTTCTAATATCCGGTTCAACCGCGCCGCGTGCTCTTCTTGCTTCTCCCGTGTCCACACCCCATACGTCCCAGCACGTATCATCCGCGCCTCTTCCCGCGCCTCCTCATGCTCCAGATACCCCGCCAACTCCGTCAATTCCTGCCATCGCATCCCAAGCATATCGCGCCAACATCCCACTCCGCCGCCCAGCGCCCGCGCAACACGAAACGCTATCAGCCCGACGGCGCTGCCGCCGGGCTGTATGCGTTTTTTGATAATGCGTCCCAGATCGCTTGCATGATCGGAGCAATCTCCGACTTCCTCACCTGCGCAATATCCAAGTCCGGGATCATGATCTGAATTATCCTCATCTGATTCTTCAAATCCCGCATCTTCTCCGGGTCCTTCAATATGACTTCTGCCTCGAACATATCCGCCACAGTCGGATCTATCGCATAATCCGTTCCGTGATACCTGATGCCTGGCAGTTCTTCCGTCTGCTCAACCTCAATGATTTTCGCCATTTTTTTTACTCCTTGATCGAGATTCTACCCTGAGCGAGTCGAAGGGTTAGCTTTGCGGGAAATAAATCTTCGTTGTGCTCACATCCGGGTCGCCCAGTCTCAAAAGCCTGATCAAGCCCGTCGCGCTTTCGTCAATCAAACCGATGAATCTCACGCGGAAAGCCTGCTGCTCGTTGATCTTCAGCGCCACCTCGCAATTCGGAACCGGAACAGCGCTCCAGATTGTGATCGCCTCGGAGTTGTCCGTTGCCCCAACCTTCCGCAACTCCAGCTTCTTGCCCGTCAATTTCTTCGGGCGCGGATCAATGTCAACCACCGTTGTAGAAGGCGGTCCGGCGTCCGTTGTCTTCACGCCGTCCAGAATCGAAGCAAGGTTGTCGGCATCCTTCTGAAGTAAAATCGCCTCCAACTCCACCTCGAACCCCGTCTTATAAACCGCGTAGGGCGTGTCCCCATGGAGATGCACGGTCATCGGAACCGACTTCATGTTGATCCTCAACACGCTGCCTTCCTTCGTCGCTCCCAGATTCGTCCCGCCCGTGTCCCACAAAAGATTATACGCCCCAACATCAATACTCGTTGTCCACTGCGTTAATGCCATTTCTATCCCTCCAATCTATTCAATATTATATCGTCCACACCGTCCATATCGTCCACGAGGTTATTTCCTATAAAGGTATTGCCCCGTCACCGTAACGCTCGTCGCAGACGCCGGATCCATCCAGATATAACAGTAAACCACTCCGTATTGCTCCCCCGTCAAAGCCACGCGCTGGCTCGTGGTCAATCCAACACCGTCGCCGGGCGTCAAAGCCTGATTAACATAAACATAACCCGACCTGTTGTCCACCATCTTCACTCGCGCCGCGTCGCAATAAGGCACCTTCAATAGCAGCGACTTCATCTCTCCGCTCGCGTTCAAGGTGATTGTCGCAGTCGAAGGCGTCACGCTGCTCCACGTCGCGGTAAAGTTCTTCGCCAATACCTGCTGCGCCCAGCCCCCGCTGCAAATCATAACCAGCGCAATACATACTGCCCACATCGTCCATCTCGTCCACATCGTCCTTTTCATTCTCCCACCTCCTTATTCAATGTTAAATGCCGAGGGCGGTCTGGTAAAGTTTTTGACGCAGGTAGGACCGGAGAATACCGCATTAAAACTTAATGTGATTCCCCACAACTCAACCTCATTCACCCGCCCCAGATACTCCTCTTCGTCTATCACAATCGGCGAGGCGTTGGCAATTGTCTCATCCTCTTCCCCAGCGCCGCTCTCTAATAACGCATTCTCCAACTCCCCAAGCACATCATCAAAATTCAATACGCTCACACCGGAACTTAAACCCGTGAACGCCGCCTGCTCGCCCCTTAATCCCGATATGCCCACTACCAGGGGAACCGTAAATATCCTCCTGTGGCAGTTCCCGAGCGTCTCATTCGTAAATCCCGCATATTGCATAATAATAAAAGGCGCCTTGGGGATCTTCCCGCTTCTTAATCCCTCCTCAAAATCCTTGTTCCATATCTGCACATTGCTGATCGCCGTCTGTCGCGTCGTCAGCATATCATATATCGCTTCAACTAAATCCTTACGCCACCCCATTGTTCGCCCCCTCCAGCCACTCGCTGATTAATTCCTCGAACTTCTCCACATCACCCTCCTGAAATCCTAAATAAGGTCTCGCCGGTATTGAACCCCTCCCAAACTGATGCGTCGCCGCATAAACCAAATTCGTCCCGATCTCCACCTGCTTGTTATCCGCGTCAAATGTGATGCTGTTCGCCAACCTCCCCGAATCCATCAGAATCTTAAACATGCCAATGAACTTCGCCGCCCCAGCCCCAACCATCGTCCGCTTACGCTTCCGGGACGAGTTCCCCCTCATCCATCGCGCAACCTTCGTCGCCTCCTTCACATCCTGCCACTTCTCCGGTCTCCCCTGATCCTTGAAGTTCTGCGCCGTCTCCGCCACCATATACGCCCCGAACGCCGCCAACACAGTTTTCCACTGCCGCCCCGCCGCTATCAACCGCCGCGTCTCCGCCTCCAAGTCTTGCGTCTGTAGTTTCAACGTAAACATTGCTCATCTTTCCCTCTCCTGAAATTCGTAATTCGTAATTTGTAATTCATAATTTAAAACCCTTCCATCACCGTCGCATTGAACGTCGCATCCTCCTCATCCTTCGCCGCCAAGCATAAATCCCCAGCCTGATGCGCCGCCGCCCGCCCCAATTGCATCTCCCCGCGCGATATGCTTTCCAGCATCCTCCGAACCTCCCGAATCTCAATATTCCACTTCTCCGGGATATTTGCCTCCGTCCTGCGTAAATAAAGAAAGTGCGCCGCCAGCTTCGCAGCCAAGCGGCGCACTATCACCGGAACAGTCGTCAAGGGAACAGAATACTGCGCGCTGATATAGGCGTCTATGTCAGCCTCCGCCGATGCTATAGCCTCCGCTATAACAGCAGCATCTGCCGTCCCGTCGCCGTCATCGTCCGCCAACGCCGCTACAGCGTCCGCGTCCAGATAAACCTCAATGTCAGCCAGTTCACAGTATCCCATTATTCCCGCTCCTATTTACCCTGAGTAAGCCCCAAGGGGGCGCATCGAAGGGTTATGTGTTGTTGATCTTGATGCTGTTCTGATATGCGGCATACTGCACCCCATGATGCACCCCCGCGTCCACCTTGATCTTCCATCCGTCTTCCTGAAGCAGCACTTCAGGCTCCGCAAACACGCCATAAATAAACGGCGCCGCTGGATCGTTCAGCACGTGAACATAAAAGTCCACCACGTCGCTCAGATTCGGGTCCGCCCACACATCAAAGCTGCCGGCAAGAATGTTCGTGGTCGAACTGATCATCTGCGCCTTCGCCAGGTATTGGAAATATTGCTCCAAAGCCAGCGGACACTGCACCAGAACCTTCAGATTCCCGCGATGAATCACCTCGCCAGTGTCCGACTTCATCGCGCGCAGCGCCCCAATCGCAGCCCAGAAGTCCGTCGTGATGTCGTCCTGTGCCGCCGCGCCGTTACCCGTCAAAAGGTTCGACTGCGTTCCGCCCGGGATCGTGTGAGTTGTTGCATAAAATGCAACACCATCATACGCCGTTCCGCTCGTACCTGCCGCAATCAAATCGCTCAAAAGCTTCTGAGCGTGGTTCGCGGCGCTAATGCCCAGCGCGCGGATCTTCGGCTGGATTTGATCCCACAAGGTGTCGTTAGGCGTGTTGCGATCGTATTCAAATCCGCCCTGATATCGCAGGCTGTTCACAGCCATGGTGTATTTTGCCAGGTCTTGAAACTTGGAAGAACCGGCGTATGCTGTTAATGCCATCGGCGCCCCGATTCCCTCAGCCGTGTCCTTCTCCTTGTTCAATTTGATGCGCTGACAGATCTTTGATACAACACTGTTGCCGTCCGCTTCTCTGATCGCGCTCATGAATTCTGTCCGAATAAGTCCCCGTGTTACGGGTCCCGCAATTCCAAGAGGCATTTCATTCCCCCCCCTTCTGTTTTTGATAATTTTCAATCCGCCTCAGGCGGATAGAAGGTTATCTCATGTCAATGTCAACCCAGGCATGGGTCGAACCGTCAATACCGACAACCTTGCCGCACGTCACATCGTTGCTCGTTGTTCCGTCCCGCGCGACTTCATTGTTGTAAAGGCAGTTCGCATCAATGCCAATGTCCGTAACCGCCGCGCTGCCGAGCAAAAACCGGAACACGCCCTTGCGACGAACCTGGATGTTGATGGTTCCGTCAGATCCGCCCGAGTTATCGGCCTCTTCAGCGGCAACGCCCACAAATGTGCAGCTCGCCGTGTCCGCGCCATTGATCGCATACCCCGAACTGTTCAGCATCACCAGCGCACCGGCAGGTATCTTCGTGCTCCGGTAAACCGGATATTCCATGATCTCACCGTCCTGATACTTGGTGAAGATCGTAGTCGTAGAAGCAGCCATTATTCTTTCCCCCCTTTTTTACCCTGAGTAAGTCCCGAGTAAGTCCCATAGGGACGCACCGAGGGACGCATCGAAGGGTCCGTTAATTCTTGAATTCGTCCGGATTCGCCTGAATATAAAGCTCCGGCGTATGTCCGGTTCCCTTCACAGCCTCGCAGGCTTTCTGATACTGTGCAATCGTAACATTGCACTTCCGCGCCTTCTCCGCAAATTCGGCAATGTTCCCAAGGCTCTTCCGCTCCCCACCGGGAGCCGCCTCCCCAAAAAGAACCACCTTGTGCTGCGTCAGTATGCTCTTCAGAATCTCAATCGGAGACCCCGACACCTTCCCGCCCTCGCCAAAGGTGATAACCTTGTCGGATGGCGCCAGCGACGCGTCAATCATCAGCTCCCGAAGCCCGCAGGCGATCTGCGCCGGTGTAATATAGCCAGCCTTCAAAGCCTGCTCGCAAAATTGATCCACATGCTGCTCGGCGGCGCGAATCACGTCCGCCTGCGTCCGCTCGCCGAATTGCAGCGCAACCATCTTCGCCTTATCCTCGGCGGTCAGTCGTTTCTGACGTTCCTCGGCAGCCTTCGCCTCAGCGTCCTTCACGCGCGCCTCAAGCGAGGCAACCGTTTTTGCCAGATCGCTCTCAGCAAAACTTGCCAGCTTCTCCTTCGCGTCCGCAAGGTCTTTTTTCAACTTCTCCAGTTCTTTCTCGTCCATTCTTCCTTCACCTCCTTTATGGTATTCTATATTTATAAACTCTTCCCCACTTGAAAACTTGACCGGGGAAAGCCCTTTGATTTCTGGGATCTGTGCCCCAAGGAAGGTTACCGCGCGCAGGTAGGGCTTTCCCGTCTCCTTGAATTTTTTATAAATCTCAACGGAGATCTTTTTATACGCGCCCGCCTTCACGGTCTCTTTGAATTCCGCATTCAAATCTCCCAATATCGCAAACAGCCTCGCCCCTGCCGATCGCAACCGCTTCACCCACCCATACGCCGGTCCCTCCTGCTTGTGATCCACCGTCACAGGCGCCTCATGAATATCCGCCTTATATCCATCGGCGATCAAAGCAACATCCGCCTCGGAATAATTCCCCTTTTCACCATAATCCCCCGCTCGGAATACCTCAACCTCTATTTCGTCCATCTTCTCTCCTCCCAATTGCCCCTAAAACCCGTTCACAATCGTCCATAATCGTTCGCAAACCATTAACCCCTATATTTTCCCGTCCACCTCGTCCATGTCCTCTACAACGTCCATTTCGTCCATTTCGTCCATTCCGTCCACTTGCCCTGAATAAGCCCATTAAGGGCGCATCGAAGGGCTTGCCCTGAGCGAGTCGAAGGGTCAATTGAATACCGGCACCTTCTGACACCGGCAATTGTAACTCTTCAACTTCCTCCATACGCTCACATCATCCCAGGCAAATACCTGACCGTCCAAAGCTTGATGCTCGTCCCTTACCCGACTGTCCCCGACGCTTTGCCAGCGCCCTGACTTGATAATACCCTCGCCCACCAACTCCTCGCACGCCATGTCCCTGCCTTCCACTACCGCATTGTGTATATTCGTCTGAAATATCGTCTTCATTCGAAAGTCGCTCTTCTCCGTCACGCCCTCATTCTCAAACACCTGACGGATGCCCTTCTTCCATTCCCCGAAGGTCTGTCCGCTGATCAGACTTTTCGTCAACGAATCTTGCACCTTCCCAATAATATCCTTGCTCTGTATATCCGCCACAGTAAACGCCCGATGCCGCGCCCCCCATAGCAATCCCTCAAACTCCTCCTTCGTCATTGGCAACAGCCCCTCAAACCACTCAATTGCCTCCTTCGGCTCTAAGGGCTCAAATACATATCCCTTATTTGCCTCGGCATAAATCGCAACCCGCTCAACGTCCTTACCGGACTTTTTCGCCAATTCCATTATCTCATAAATCCCGTTCAATTCCCCCGTGAATATCGCCCACACCAGATAATTCGCAAGGGGAGCAGTGTCCACATCAAACATCTCTCCGCGAATAGCCCACACCGATTGCTCATCCGCAGACTTCTCAAACATGTCTATAATCTGCTTCATCAATTCAAAATAAAACCGCTTCCCCTGGGATACCGCCGCCTCAATAAATCTTTCCTCCCTCTTCGTCCACTTGTCGGCTACCGCCGCTTCCGTTGTCTCCCCAAATTCCGCGTGTCCTGACCTTGGCGAATGGTCGAAGGGTAATTCGCTATTCGCTATTCGCAATTTAGCCGTCACCTCATCCCCAGCCTCTGGCGCCGGTCTCTTATAAGTCTCATAAAAGTATTTCACACTAAGCGGAACGCCCATTCTCACCAGCATCTCATCTGTCCGCGCCCGACTTTCCAAAAACTCCTCATCATCGCTCGCAAACGTAACATCCGGGATCGCCGCGTCAAATCCATAATTAAACCTCACCAGCGGTGTGATCAACTGGCTCTTGATCGCACCCGCTAATGACTCGCAATCCGCCTCGGTGTATTCAATCCTGCTCGCCTCGTGAACTTCCGCCTGCGCCCGCGTCCCAAACTGCCCCTCATCGCTCGTCAATGTCCCGCCCAATATCGCCTTGGAAACGGATAACTCCAAATATCGGATAAAATTCTGATAGCAATCCAGGCTCCCCGCCCTCTGTGCCTCCAGCAACTCTATAACCATATTGTCCGGTATCCGCACCGCCTGATCATTCTGCATAGCCCTCAATGTATTCAATAACGACTGCTTCTCGGCGTCGGATATTCCGGGCGGATACTTCCCAACAGCCGTTGGCGATGCAAACTTTTCAGTAAATATGCTCCAAAACTTCAGCCCGTTTTTTGCAAAGAAATAATACCAGTAGCAATATCGCGCCTCTCCCCAGCCGTATGGTATCTCATGCTCCTTGTTGTAGGAATGAACTATAAACTTATCCTCAGGAGCCGCTGTGAATGACTGCCTCACCCCGTTGTCGTCTATCATTAATTTGCAATCCCAGTCGAACCGGAACCGACCCGGATCGCGGCTCATCAGCCGATCCACAATAATGTTTTGCCCGTTTCTCCCGCGTCCGCCCGTCTTCCACATAATCTCGCTCACCGCAAATCCAAACCAGATAGCATCAAGCAACTCGCGCAAATCATCCCGAAACTCATATATCCCGGAAATCGTCTCCCGCGCAAACTCCGCGATCTCCGCGTCTAAATTCTCATCGCTCGCCGCCATTATTTGCAACGGTCGAGCCAATACCGCGTTCTGACGCTTCCTCAAACAATGCCGCGCGTGCGGCCACTTTAAAAGCATCTCTCGATAAACATCATATATCTCGGTAAATTGATCCGTCCCCGATAACTGCAAGATCGGATCAAGCATCATAATCTCATCAGACGGACCGCGCCACTGCGTCGCCCATAAATCATCCCTCATCGAAGCCGATTCTGCATAATCCGGCTTTGCGGATTTTGCACCCTGAGCGAGTCCCGAGCTTGCCGAGGGACGAGTCGAAGGGCTTTCTCTAAACGCCGCCCATGCCCTCTTCATGTTCTCAATCAATCCCATTTGTTTTCCTCTTATGTCCACCTCGTCCATGCCGTCCATTTACCCTGAGCGACCCTGCCCTGAGCGAGGCTGAGCTTGTCGAAGCCGAGTCGAAGGGTCGAAGGGGAGTCGAAGGGCTCTTTAATTGTCAATTTTCAATTATCAATTGTCAATTAATACCTGCTCCTCACACTCTCCCTCGCCCCCGTGCTTGCCCACTCCGCCTTCCACGGTCCCCGCGCGCCCCACTCCATAACACCGCATAGCAGCGCGTCCGGTCCGTGATCGTCCTTCTTCACAATCCTCCCGTCATTCCCGCGCCGCCATCCCTTCAATTCTTCATAAAATCTTTTTGTCTGCCCGTCAATATACCATTCCTTTCCATCGTTAATCGAACCTTGAAGCCACAACTGACCCCGCTCAACCAGACCCTTGATCCATCCAACACCCATATCCTTCCACTGATTAAACTGCACCTCGTTCACCTTAAACCCGTTGAACCGCAACTGCGCATTTTGAAACGGATGGGAAGCGTCCGCGCAGATCGTCCCGATTCCGTATGTCCCGCCCAGACACTTCACCCGCAGAAATATAGCCTCGTCCATAACGTTGTGATAATACTCCGTCTGCAACACAACCACAACCCCATCCTTCTGACGCTGTATCACATGCAGCGCCGTCCATCCCTTCATGCCCCAGTCTATCACGATCAACCCGGGCATCCCCGGTAAATAAACCGCCTCGCCCTTTAAACACCTTGCCAATGCCTGGGGATCTAATACCAATCCGCCCGTCGCCGGACGCAGACCCAACTCCTCGATCTCGAATTCCTCCCGGCTGAAGGTGTTTTCATAACTTCCTTCTATGCTGCCAGGATCGCCCAATCCCCAGATCTTCCGCCACCCAATCCCCTTCTTCGCCTTACCCCGACAATATCCATCCGGTTGTATAAAGTCCGGATTCATCGTTTTCCACCGCTCAAAGTCCGGATTTAATCTCCCGCTAAAGTCCGGACGGCATACCCGGCAATCCCTGTCGCAATATTCCGCCGTATCAAAACAGTTCCAACTGAATAACTCGAATCCCTTCGCCGCCGGATCCCCGCATAACTCGCTAAACCTCCCAACCGTCTTATGAAGCGTGCTCGCTCGAACCCATACCGCTGGATGCGCCGTGTTGATGGTGTATTTTGCCGCGTCGCTGATCTCGTCATCTATCTCGCATTCCTCATCATAAATCAAACAACCGCCATGACGCTCCATCCCCATCTCCCGATGAGGATCCCCGCAGTGAGGTCCCCTCACCCGCTTCCCGCTCGCCGCCGCTACCGCTATCCAGTTTCCATAAACAGAACGCGCCAAAATCTTTCCCACATCAGCATTGAAATCATCCAGTCTCGCATCTATCTGCAAAGCTTCGGCAGCATATTGATAACACTTCTTAGCCTGATCCTCAGAACCGCCCAGAATGAACACATCAAACCGCTTGAATAAATATAAACAGGCGGCGAGGTCTGCCATCAACATACTCTTACCGCCGCCGCGATTCGCCAGTATCGCCGCCTTCTGAACACGCCCGTTGTATATCGCCTCGAATGCCAGCCTGTGCGGCGAAGGATACACACGACCGCAATGATCCGTTAAAAACCGCATCGGGCGCGCCTGATACTTGTTGATCAAGCCCTCATGATCCATCTGCAAACTCTTATCTATTAACTCACGGATCGCCATGCTTGCCCGCCCCTTGCGTCATACCCTTCTCTTTTAACTTCTCCTCAAATCTCTTCTTGATCTCAGCCTTCCGCTTCTTCAATGCCGCCCCCACTATCTCATCCTCCGCAACCGACTCGAGCCAGGCGTTCATCTCCTGATCATTGCTTAACGCTATCTCGGATGCCCCGTGCTTGTCCCAGCCCTCTATCTCCCGTATCAACTGTACCATTGCAAGCCATTGCGCAAAATGCTGATGATTCGGATCCGGTCCGTTGATCAACGCCTTCAGTTTATCATAATTCGCTTTCGCGTCCGCTAATATCTTCCGACGCTCGTCCGCATCGTCTATCTTCAACGTGATATATCGCGCACGCTGCTCTTCCCATTGATACTTGTTTATAATCTTGCATATCGTCTGTCGGCAAATCCCAGGCCATTCCTTCTGCATCCTATCAGCCATCTGATGCGATGATATGCCCTGACAATATAACTCCCATGCCATTCTCATAAACTGGGAATTAAACTCATATCGCGGCTTTTTATTATAATCTATCGTCATATCCTGATCCCGAATATCCCCAAAATCGGTCTCATTATCATCTTAAACACATTCCCCTGCTCCCGCTCCACCACTCTGATACGCTGCTCATGATCCTCCAATATACAACGCGTCCGATCGCAGTTGTCCTTGATCGCGCTTACGCTTGTTTTTATCTCCCGTATGTCCCCGTGCATCTCCATCATGCGCTCCCAATATTTCTCTTCGTCCATCGTTGTCATTGTTCCATTCTCTCCGAATATTTAAATGCTTTCCTGTCCTCATATTCCTGCTGCTTGCCCTTATTAAATGATGCCACGGGTCTGTAATATCCCATCACGCGCGTCCAGACCTCGCACCGCGTCCGCTCATGGTCAGATATGTCAAACTTCGCTTCTGACATTATTTATTCCCATGCCCGTTTGCTTTGTCTGATAATCCCTGACCGATATTGTATGACCCCACAATCGCGCTAATCGCGCCCACAAACCACGGCGCCATGTCACTCTTGACAATCGTCACTATAGTGACCAGCGCCATCGCCGTAATCGTCAGTATTAACTTCCGGCTCCATAACTTGTCCATCTTCTTTCTCCTCCACGTTTGGTCGCGAACTTGATTTCGTTACCACTTTTTTTATCTTCGGCGTTTTCGGGGTCTTAGGCGTCTTAGGCGTCTTAGGTGTTTTCATTAATTATCACCTCACTTGCACGAAATACAATCCGGACAATCCTCGCAAGAATTACAATCCGGACATAATATCGGGCACGGTTTGGGATCTGTGGTAGTCGTTACGGGGCTTACCGTCGTCCCAGACGCGCCCGATTTAAAACCCGATATATAAATCTGCGCCATGAATTGAGCCAAAGCCAGCGTATCCTTTAACGCGTCGCGCGCTGCTGAAGCATCCTCAGCCATATCCGTGCTCAAATTATCAACCGCGCCATTATTGTCCTGACTCTTCGCAAACTGGATCTTCTGCGCCCGATTCATGAAAAACCCGTTTGTCTTGATCGTCTCAGAAACAATCTGGTCCGCGCCGTATGTCCGCTCTATCGTCAATGTCGAACATCCCGTCATAACCAGAACCATCAATACCATTATACCTAAAACTTTCATGATTCGCCTCCCTTAATAAATTTGCGGCGGAACCGGTGGCGCGGTTCCGCCGCAGTGGATGCTGGGTTTGCGTGGAGCGTCTGCCGCTCTCGGATTACAATTATCTCATCCTATTTATTCGATTCTGCGCGCAATCTATCCTTAACCCTTATTTCAATAAAAAAGGCGGCTTTTTAAGCCGCCCACAAAGTCCATCACGTCCATCTCGTCCACTTGCCATAGCTACCTCATCGGATCATACGCCCCTATCTCCCTGATATACCGCTCCAGTTCCTCCCGCGTAATCCGCTTGTGCAAATGCTTCTGCGACGTGCTCCGCCCCACCACAATCGCCCCAATATCCCCGTTCTCCACCATATTCAATACCGTCCTCGGAGATACCTTCAACACAGCCGCCGCCTCTGCCATCGTATAAACCATATCCGTCAATTCCGCTCCCGCTGACTGCGTCATATCGCACATTCCTCCATATTCACAATTTGCGCGCTTCTCCGTTTCTCCGCCGCGCCGTTTCTACGGTTCTCTCCGTCTCCGCATAACACCGCAAGCAAGTCCCGCAACTGCCACAACTTTAAACTGCTCAAACTGACCCGACTCTCCGTCCCGCGACCCGTCCAGTTCCACTTATAAAGAAATATCTGCTTTGCTTTGCCAAACGCATTGATCGCCTCATACATCTCTTCCTTCTCCCAACCCCGCTCCCGCGCCACAGCCCAAATCTTGGCGATCATACCCTTCCGCATCGCCTCCTGCCGCGCCGTCCTGTAATGCACCTGATTATTCATTGCAATATACCCCCAACGGTAAGGGTCGGCTCTTGCTATGCACCGTTATACTCCGGTTCGGCAACCCCTCCCTGTGCCCCCCATGATCCCCGCCATGCGAGCGCCGCGCACATCCCATATTCTTCGCAATCTGCGTCACCGTCCGACGATGTATCTCAAACCTCTCCGCTATGTCCGTCAAACGATCCCCGCGCTCATACATCGCCACTATCTCCGCCTTCTCAACATCCGTTATCATCTCAGCCACCTCCTTCTTTTATTGTCCATCTCGTCCATTTTGTCCACTCCGTCCATTCCCTCTTTTCGTAATTCGCTATTCATCATTTTCACCTCTCCACCGCCCACTTCCCGTCCTCGCCCTTCCGCTCCACATAACAATACACCCGCCCCATCTCCGCGTCCATCGCCTTCCTCAGCAACTCCTGCGCCTTCAAAAGCTCCTTGTTCCGGATGTTCTTCATCCCCACAAACGCCGCAATCCCAGGCGTGTAAACCAGCCGCTTCTTCTCCACAAACATCGTCTTCAGCAGCTCGAATAAGTCCGTAATATCCGCAGGCATCTTCTCCGCCGTCTCCGTCAGAAGGTTGTCAATGATCGCCTTCGCCTGACGCGCATACTCATTCATCTTTATGTATGCGTTCTGCTTGATAATCACACGGCAGTTTTTGGGGATGTTATTTACCGTCACCCCGCGCCCGGTCATGGTCTTGTCGCCCTCCTCCTCGCTCGATCTCGCCCGGAACACCGGCGCGATGAACTCCATCAAAAACCGGCTCCACTTCGCCTGCGCCGCCAAATATTCCCGATATGCCTTCGCCACGCGATCAACCAACTTATGATCATCCTTCTGATCCTTCGTAAAAAACTTCGAATCCACCATCGCACCATTGATCTCAAACTGCGCCATCTCTATTCCCCTCCTTCATGTATTTTTCCACAATTTTCAATTACTTGCCCTGAGTCCGCCTCAGGCGGATCGAAGGGTCCATTGTCCATTGTCCATTTTGCATTACCTTGCAATCAACCCCACAACCTCCGCCGTCACCTTCGCCTCGCCAATCTCATCAGCCTTGTTCATCAGACGCGCCGCTATATTCTGCACTCGCAACGGCGGCCCAGCCACAACCTTCTCCCCATTCACCTGGAACTCGAACTTCGCATGATGCGCAATCGCCTTAATCGCATCACCGTCAAACACCTTGTCCACATCCGCCCCAGCCCTCTGAAACTTCCACCCCAGATAACCCTTCACCTGGTTGGGATGCACCAGCCCCCTCATGAGGAACGTTGCGCATCTGTTCGTCGTCTCCCGCAACCGCACATCCCTCATAGCCTCAATCAACTCCAACTGACCGAGGAGGAGAATCCCCAGACACTTCCGGAACCCGTGCTCATACTCCCACAACTGCTTCAGACTCCGGAGCGTCTGACGCGGCGCCTGCTGCGCATCGTCCAACACCAGGCAGACCTTCAAATCCTCCTTAGCCGCATCCGAAAGCAGACTCCTCACATATCGCGCCAACTGCTCCTTCGTCCGCCCGGCGCCGCTTGTCTTCCCCCTCAGATCATACACTATCGCCTCCATCACATGCCCTGGCGATAAGTTCACCTTGTCCGTGTTCATCACCCGCACGAACCTCACATTCTCCCCGATCTCGCTTTCCAGCTTCCTGAGGAGCACCGTCTTACCCGTCCCGACCTCCCCGCACAAAGCCCCAAATCCCTGATACCGCGCAATCTGCTCCATGAACTTGTAAGCCTTGCTCGTCTCCTCAGTCAAATACAAATCCTCAGCACCGCGAATCTCATTTACAAACGGGTCTCGATTGAAACCCCATTTATCCAACGCTCCCATGCTCAACCTCTCCATAGCATCCACCTCCATCACAATCTCGCCGCGGATTGCCACAATCCGGGGCTTCGTCCTTAACTCCTTGATCAGTCCCCTGATCTTATCTTCCAACTCCTCACGATCCAGCCTCAACGGCCAATGCCGCTGCGTCACCAGATAATGGAGCGTGCTCTTCCCGATTCCCAACTTCCCGGCGCACGTCCCATAACTCAAACCGCGCCGCTTCATCAATTCCTTTAATTCATCCAGCATCTCGCCACCCTCCACCATACTCGCCACCTGTCTAATTCGCTATTCGCAATTCATCATTCGCTATTCGTAATTCCTTTATTATCTCCTCCAACTCACTCTCTTTAACCTCAAGTCTATCACCAAATGCCCCATTTATCGCCACAACCTGCCAATTCATCAACGGATATCCCTGCCGCCTCGCTATCTCATGCTTCGCCTGTACCCGGCTGTATATCCTCTCAACCACATCTCCCGCCGTCTGAACCTCATCCCCGCGCGGACAGGCTATCTCATGGATCACCGTCTGCTCCGGAACCTCCACACCGCTCAAATCCGCAGCCGCTATCTCCTTTACCCGCCCCTGCGTCCGCGTCTCCCCCGGCGACCTGAACTCCCCATAAACCACACTCTGCTCTGTCCAGCCGCCCTCCACCCTGTCCAATGCCTGCGCCGTCCACTTCTTCCCCTCGCACTCCACAACCAAATCCGGTATATTGAAGATATCAGGTCCAACCAGACACCGCTTCCCCCATAACCCCTGATCCAGAACCTGATAAAGCCTGCCATCCCAATGTATCTGCCCCTTATAATCAATCTGACGGCTCTCCGTCGCCCTCGATGCCAGCGCCCTCAGCAATTGCCGATCCTCAGGCAACTCCCGCAGTCGCCGCCCGCTCTTCGCAGCCGATTCTACGAACATCCCAAATCGCGTCTGACCGTGCCGACTGTGCGCCCGCGTCTGTTGATGCCACGCCGCAAACTCAAACGCCCTCAAATTCAACTCAACCAAATCCCGCGCCGGTTTCCGCCTCAACTCCGTCTCAAATGCCTGCTCCCACCGCCACATCATGCTTTCAACCGATCCCTTCGCCCGCGGATTCCCCACAACATGCGTCTTATACTCGATCCCAAGACGCGCCATAACCTCCCTGCCGTGCGCGCTCTTCACAATACTCCCATTATCCGTTATCAACACGCTCGGCGCGCCATGAAATGGAAACCCTGCCGCAATCCTCCCAGCCCGCTCGATCTGATCCGGACTCGCGCTCATCCCAAGCGCCGCAAATAAACTCCCAGCGCCCTTCATCTGCCACGCGCTGAATAAAAACTCCAAACTCGTCGCGCAATCCTCAGCCGGAAAATACATCACAAAATATGCGCCCGAATAATGATCCACTATCAAATGACGCTTGATCGGCAAACCCTTCAACGGCTTATTCTTATAATCCCATCGCTGAAATCCAATCTCACAATTGGCTCCTGTATAATTATCAATTTTCAATTTTCCATTATCAATTGCTTTTACATACCACTGCCGACACTGGCTCGTATCATATTGATGTATATGGTTGACACCCTCGCTCCTCATTTCAACATGCGGCGTCGGCGCCAGCGCCGCCCGCTTGCTTATCCCGTTATCCCTCAGCCACCGGTTGAATGTGCACTCCGTCAATACACCAGCAGGGATCGCTCCCGAATCCTCGGCAATCTGGATAGCCTTCCATGCCGGCATGTCTATCCTGCCCTTCTCGCTCCAACTCTCATACATAATGCCTGCCACTATCTCCATCTGCTCATCCGTCACCCCGATCCGGACACGACCCTTATCCGCCCTCGTCTGTCGTTTCTGTCCCGTCCGTCCCATCTGTCCTATCGCGCGATATATCCCCTGCTCCGTCTTCCCCAATATGCCCGCCCAACGCTGCACCACCGCGCGGCGCTCGCTCCCGATACGCTCCCCAATCTCATCCATTATTTCATTTATTACACTCGATGAGATCATTTATCTCTCCCATTTATTCTTCCTGCCCGCGATAAAATAACGCTTCTGACCCACACACTTCGCCGCATGATTCCCGCCCCGACTGCGGATCGGCGCGCCCGCTGACCTTAAATAATTCAATATCGAACCCAAACTGACGCCATAAGCCTTCCCCAACTCCGACGCGCTCTCGCCAGCCGCATACCTCTTCACTATCTCCTCTATATAATACTCCTTCACTTTCATGATTAACTCCTCTTGTGTTTTTATTCGTCTGGACGCCGCAACGTGCACCTCGCTCCGGCGTCCCCATGAAGAAAAACTACGCGCCCTTCTTTTCCCTGCCCTTCAAATACTCCCCAACACAGTCATTCGAACAAAACATACCCCCAGCGGCAAACATGTATATGCCCATGATCTCCTTATGGCAATGATCGCAATAAATCGGCTCAGCGCTGTTGTCGCTGTCCGTCCCCCATCCCTCGATCTCTCTCGTGCACATCTCCTGCCTCCTATGCCCGTCGTCCATATTTAGTAATTCGCTATTCATAATTCGTAATTCACCCCTAATCCGTCATCCCCACCGCCGCACCGAACTCCTCCCACCTCACCGTTATATCATCCTTCAAGTTATCGGACGCCTTCAAAAGCGCCACCTTCTCAGGCGTGTCGAAGATCTTCCGGTAATCCTCCGATCCGATCATCGCCGCGATCGCCAGAAAATGCTCGAACATCTTGTCAGCCGCCGCACGCGCCGCCTTTAACTCGTTCCCGTTCCGCTTCCCGAGCAGCGCATCCACCTTCTCAGCCATCCGATCCTTGTCCTCCTGCAACCTCCTCAACTGCTGCTTCCCGTTCTTCACAGCGTCCCGCAACTCCCGAACCTCCGCCTGCAACTGATCCAAAGGCATCGCAGACGCCTCCTCGATCTTTAAATCCAGCACATTCTCAGCCTCGAACTCCGCCAAAACCTCGTCCGGTATCTTCGAAAGCAGCAAAAGCCGCGTCTTTCCCATCGTCTCCAGACGGTTCAAATATCCGGAATCCGGATATTTGGAAAGTATATGCTTTTCCACAAAAACCGCAATTGCCATCAATTCATGCGCCCGCTGTTGAACGATCCCGATCTTCTTCAATGCCTCGATAAACTGCCCGTGTCCCTCCATGCTCTTCAGGCATATCAGCCGTTTCCCAGCCTCCAGCATCCCGTCCAGTGTCATCTGCAGATAATGCCGCGTCTCGGCGATGAATACCTCACGATCATAATCCCTGCCACCCAAATACGGGCGCAAGTCCATCGCCACCCTCTCCACCGCCGTCAATTCCCTCTTCTCATGCGTAATCGTCATCCCCAGTTCCTCCGTTTCTTATTATGTCCTATTGGTCGTTTATGACCTTTTTTAGCCACGTTTTTCAAATCACCGGATTCCGGTGATTTGCTCGCATTTAAGTTCTTTCCCAATTTCCAAATCCTGAACCCGCCCTCCCACTTGTCCGCGCCGCGCAACTCAACACGGATCCTCTCCAAATCATGCCGCGACACTATATCCCGTATCTGATCCATCATCAAACCGTTGATAATCCCTCCCGTCGCCTCAATCTCCATCCGCGCTATCTCTATAATCAACTCGTCCGCCGCGCTCACATCCCGCTGAACCGTCTCACCGGCATATCGCCATGGCTCCCCGCCGCCTATCCGTCGCCGAACCTCCGCCGCACCGATCGGCGTCGGAACAGGATCCGCTATCCGTATTATGCAATCCTCAATATCATTATCCGGGATAAAACACCCGATAACCTTCCCGCGATGCAACTTCCCCAAAATAACCTTGAGCCGAACGGTGGATAATCCAACCCCTCGGCTCAATGCCATCAAACCTACCTTTATGTCCCCGGGCGAACTCGCGTGCTGCTCCAGATCCCGCTCAACCAACTCCATCAATACAGCCCAGCCCTCGCACCCTAAAGCCTCCGGCAACCCGCTATACCTAAGCCACTTGATTGATTTTTCCATGCCAGCATCCTTATTTGATAATTCCAAAAGCCCCCAGGATAATCAAAACCTGAATACACAAGATTAATCCCAAACTCGTGTATATCGTGAAAGCCTCCCAATCAAACTTCCCATCCAGCCTCATCTGATTCACCCCCCTTCCTTAGGCGCACTCGCCCCACACTCGAATATATTCATAACCTAACTTATCCGCAATAATCCTGCGGATCCGCCGACTCACACTCTTCCGCTGAATAACCAGCGTCACAGCAGTCGGACTGCATCCCGCCTCCGCCGCTATCCCGCGCATCTTTATCTTCTTCCGTATCAGATTTGCCTTGACTACCTCAGGTCTCATTTTCTAAATTTCCTTTTGTTTTAGTGAATTATTTAAGTTAATTAATAAGATTTCTGGAGTAATTTTGGATTTGTGTCAAGAAGAAAATGAGTCTGATGTTCAATTTTTCCTTCATTGTTTGATCCTTTCCGCATGCACTCGGTTTGGCGGTGGGTTTGCATGCTTAAAACGGAATATCCAGAATTTATTATTCTTCTACAACTGCGAAAAAT